TTAATGGTTTTCCGTTGGTTGTTGATAAAATCAACAGATTGTTTATACGTCTTAAGTGTCTTCACTGAACACCCATTATGTATAATAACGTACCCTTTAGGGTTTTTGTTAGTTCCTGCAAGAGGAACTGCTGCCCACATACCATCGTTAGTAACATAACCATGTGGATCTCCAGGTTTGGGATCAAGTATGCCAGGTCGTTCAACGTGTGGTTTTAGAAACCCCATTAGAATACAGCAGTAACTCCGACAATTTTAGCGTTAGGATTGCGAGCAAGTGCTACCTGCCGTGCTTCCTGATAGTCGCGTGCTTCGACCATTTCATTGAAAACCTTACCAGCGACGTAGAGTTGAACTTTGCAGCGCATTGGTTTTGATTCCTGAACAATCTAATTATACAGCATTTGTCGTAGACGATCAAGAGTGTGTGACAGTTACTTAACTGTCCATAAAAGAAAGGATGCTCTCACTTTTACTGTTGATTCTCTCTTCAGTCATTTTGTAGTATTCTTCATTCATTTCTACACCAATAAAATTGCGTCCACATTGTTTTGCAGCAACACCAATAGCACCACTACCCATACAAGGATCAAGTACAGTATCACCTACGTTTGAACTTGCCTCAATCAATCTCTCCATTAGTCTGACTGGTTTAGGTGTAGGATGATCCTTATAGTGTTCAATAGGGTGACGCCATACAGCAGACTTACAGTGCTCATTGAACACAGCACCAGACTTTTTCGCAAACACACAGTTTTCAATGCTGGATAACCAAATAAACTGACCATTCATAGGTGAGGGATTGGTTTTTTCCCAGATACAATGACGAACAGAAAGTTTATGTTCAATCAAACGATTGCGAATATGAGATACTTGAACTGATCCACAAAAAATGTAAATACTGCCCGAAGTAACACGCACAACTTCATCAATGAAATCGTCAAGCGGAAATGTAATAATATCTGCGTGACTTTTATCAAGGTTACGAAGTCCGCCACTCTTACGATTCACTTCATCGTAAGGAATATCTGTAAGAGTAACAGAAATACTCCCATCAGCAAGTGACGGGAGCACGTTCATACAATCATCATTATACAATTTTACATTACTCATAGTCGAATACAATGGTACTTGGGCACACTTTCTTCAAACGATCCCAATCAATTACATAACTGATTGTATCCCAACCCTTATTTTTTGCAATCTTACGACGCCAGGGATCAAGAGGGAAACGATTTTTATCAAATCCATTCTTTAGATCTTTTCTGCGAACAAGTGCTGCTTTTTTGTGATAGGGCAGGATATACAGTATAGCATCATTTATCTTATGATTGCAAATTGCCCAACCAGGAACAATAGGTTTCCTTGAATTAAATCGTACAAAGTCTTGACTAACAGTTTCTGCAAGAAAATCATCCCATTTTGCATTAGGATCACGAAACTTATAGTCCAATGTAAACTC